ACTCCCCACCAGTTAAAATATACATTGCTGATTCTGCATTAGGTGCAAATAAATATTTTTTCTTATTTAAATCATTATTTTTATTTCCAGAAAATTCATTTAGCCACATAGATAATTCAAAATTATCCATAGGCTTTATTGTTTTATTTTTAAAGTTTATTACATGAATATAATTATTTTCTTTTTTAGTCATAACTCACTCCTTATTATCTTATTACAAAGCCTTCTAAATGAAGGTTTAAAGGCACTTAAAACTGGTTTAAATGCCCTTCAATCTTAATTTAAATATGATAGTAAATATATAAACGCTAACCATGAAATAGATAAGCAACAAACTATTTTGCATATTACAGTTGACCAACAATTATTTTTAAACATTTTCGCTTTTCCTCTCATAAATAAATAAACCCATAAAGAATAAACCTAGTAAAAACTCCATTAATAGTATGTATTCAACAAAGCCATTATTAACAGTATAAACAAGGGTATAGCTTGCCATTGCATGAAATAAGGCAATAAACCCTATTATAAAGTATATTGTTGATTCTCTCATTGTTTAAACCCCCTTATTATTTGCAATTTTGGACAATACCCATTTTAAAAATACTTGTCATTTGATTCATAGTTACGCCTTCATTTCTAAATTTAATCTCATCTTTAATCATTTTTTGAGAATCAGCATCTTGAAATTGTTTTAAAGGTAACATTTTATATAAATCATTAGTTTTTATGTCTTGTATATTTTGCATTATTTAACCCCTTATTATTGAAGAGGGCTTTTACACCCTCTATATTGTTAAACTGTTTCTAATTGATTAAGATAATCGCTAACTATATTCTCACCTATAATATAAGTATACATATTAACAATTTTTTCTGGATCGCTTAAATCCGTAGTAACTTCTCCAAAATTATCTTTTTCATAACATTTTATTGATTCAATAATATAAAAGACATCTTCGCCTAACCATTTAATAGCTTTATTCCTACCGATAATATAATAATCAATATTAAATGCTTCATGATGCAAATCATCTCTATTTTCATTAATAAAGTCTGGATTATATTCTAATGACTCTTTCATAAAATCATCAAAATATTCTTTTAATTCATTTTCTTTTGGTTGAACTTCTTTATACATTGTCTTTCACTCCTAATTGGCTTAATTGCCTTATAATAATAATACACGCTTTGTAAATAGATAGCAAGCTTTTTATTTTACTTTCTGTAAATATATGTTATAACACTATATATAAAGGGAGTTTTAAACATGCAAATAATAAAGAATATATTAAAAGATAATAATTTAAATCAGGTGCAGTTGTGCCAAGAGTTGAAAATATCACCAGCTTTGCTATCGGCTATCATGCATCAGAATAGAAACATATCTATTGCATTGGCGCATAAAATACACAGTAAATATAAAATAGATTTTAAAGAACTGTTAGACAGGAGTAATGCCAATGAGTAAAGATTCGAATATTTGGTTTCCTCTATATGCGGATAGTTTTTTATCACACACGCTACATTTAAATAATACTAGTCTTGGTTGTTATATTAAATTATTAACCGTATGCTTTTTACAGAAAGATTGCCATTTACAAGTAAGGAATTTGCATAAAATATGTGGATACTCAAAAGGGATTAAGTGGCAAACAATGTGGAATAATGATTTAAAAGACTACTTTATATATAGTGAAGATAAAACAAAGGTAACTAATAAAAGACTGTTAGAGGAGTTCAATAAAATAAACGATATGAAAAGTCGAAGACAAGCGAGTTCGAAAATTGCAAATGAAGTAAGATGGGGAAAGACTCCCAAACAACCTATCCGACCAAGTATCCGAATCGGAAAAGAATCAGATCCCCATATAGAGTTAGAGTCAGAAAGAATAAAAGAAATTAATAATAAAGAAAAGGAGAGGCTTCGCTTCAATAGTTCTATGTTAAACAATGGCATGAGTTAGAATTAGGTAGAGGGTTAGTATATATTATACGGAGTTAATCCTTGCTAAAAAAGGGCTATAAAATAACATGGCATAGCTTACCTTTAATAATTGGCGTGCATGATTACCTAGCAATAGGAGCTAGCGTCTAATGGTGGCACGTCTACGAACCATTAGAGCGTATTAACTAGCATTAAGTTAGATGTTATTGACTAGGTACATGTTAACCTAGCTAATTAATTACTGTTTAGGTGTTAGGATAGGTAAGGGGACCCATTCAATCTTTTTCGTTTTGAGATTTTTTCAGCCGACCGAGTGGGGGGTGGTGGTAGTGGTGGGGATAAAGTACTACTACCCAGACTTAACAATCAAACGCTAGGGGGTATTGACTTGTAGGAGTTTTGTAATATATCATAAAAAGAAAATATAAACTTGCCATTTTGTAAATATAATAATAAAAAAACAAAAAGGAAGAGTAGATGGAAATTAAGGTACAGAAAGATTTAGGTGGCAGACCTGTTTTTAAACCAACCCCAGAGCAAGAGAAGATATGTTCTTTGGGGGTAGGGTTTGGATTAACGCATGTGCAGATAGGAAAGTTAGTGGGGTGTGATCCTAAGACGTTGCGGAAACATTTTGGGCATGCATTAGAAACGGGTAGGGAGAGATTGACTATGGATATTGGTAGTCAGTTGTATAAGAAAGCTATGAATGGCGATACGATATCGGCTATATTTTTGGCAAAGACTAAGGGGGGCTTTCAGGAGAAGGTGGAGCATGAGGGTATTCCTAATCAGATTAGTGTGAGCTTTTCCCTTGATCCGCCAAAGGATATGAAGGTAGTGGAGGAAGTGCAACATGAAGAAAATTCATAAAAGTCCAAGTGGTGGGTTATCGGCTAAAGGAAGAGCGCATTTAAATAGAACTACGGGCAGTAATTTAAAAGCTCCGTTAAGCACAGGGACTAATCCAAGAAGGGTATCGTTTGCAGCACGCTTTGGTGGAATGGCAGGACCAATGAAGAATGCAAAAGGAGAGCCGACTCGTAAAGCGTTGGCGTTAAAAAAATGGGGATTTAGCAGTCCACAAGCCGCTAGAAATTTTGCTAGTAAAAATAAAAAAACTTAGGGAGGGTTTAATATGAAGGGCGTAAAACATTATACTAGAAAAGGGTCTTTGCATAAAGGAGGCACACACAAAATGCCTAATGGTAGTCTGCATTCTGGTAAGGTGCATGGTAAGACTAGCCAAAAATTATTTCATTTTGGAGAGCTTTCTAAAACAGCACAAGCTGTAGCAAAAAATAAAAAAGGATAAGTACTTATGAAAAAAGGTTTATATGCAAATATTAATGCTAGAAAGAAAAAAGGCATTAGTCGTAGTAAAGCAAAATCAACTGTATCACCAAAAGCGTATGCTAGTATGAAAAAAGGGTTTAAGAAAAAAGCGTAAATGCATGTAACAATTCCTTATACGCCTAGACCATTACAGGCAAAACTCCATCAGAATAATAAAAGATTTAAAATCTGTGTGTCGCATAGACGTTGGGGAAAGTCTGTGTATGCTGTTACCGAGTTATTGCGTAAAGCATTAGAGTTAAAAACAGAACGTAGTGATGGACGCTATGCATATATTGCTCCGTACTACCGACAAGCAAAAGCTGTAGCTTGGGATTATCTTGTATATTATACCAGAGATATTCCAGGCACTAAGATTAATCAATCGGAATTAAGAGTAGATTTATTAAATGGTAGTCGTATTCGTTTATACGGAGCTGGTGATGATCCAGATGCGTTGCGTGGTATTTATCTTGATGGCGTAATACTTGACGAGTATGCCGATATGAGCCCTAGAGTTTGGTCAGAAGTAGTAAGACCAGCATTAGTGGATAGAAAAGGTTGGGCTATATTTATTGGTACACCTAAAGGGAGAAATCAATTTTGGCGATTATATGAAGATGCTAAACATGATCCTGATTGGTACAGAGTTATATACAAAGCATCAGAAACACAAGTGGTAGACCCTAAAGAATTATTAGCAGCTAAACAACAAATGGGTGAAGATGAATATATGCAAGAGTTTGAGTGCAGTTGGGCTGCGGCTATTAAAGGCGCATACTATGGTAATCTTGTTATAGAAGCAGAACAAGATGGTAGAATAACTAAATTAGAATATGATGAAGCATTACCTGTGCATGTTGCATGGGATTTAGGTATATCGGATAGTTGTGCTTTATGGTTTTTTCAAGTTACTATGGGAGAAATAAGAATAATTGATTATTATGAAAGTGGTGGAGTAGGGTTAGATCATTATGTTAAGGTAATGGAAGATATGCCTTACACATATTGGGGAGATGATTATTTACCGCATGACGCTAAAGTTAGAGAATTAGGCACTGGTAGAACAAGAGCTGAAACTTTAGTTAATATGGGAAGAAAACCTAGAATAGTACCAATGCATAAAGTAGATGATGGTATTAATGCAGCAAGATTATTATTAGAACATTGTTATTTTGACCAAGAAAAATGTGAAAATGGACTTAATGCTTTAAGAAATTACCAAAGAGAATGGGACGATATTAAACGTGTGTTTAAAAGAAGTCCTCTGCATAATTGGGCATCTCATGCAAGTGATAGTTTTAGATATTTAGCTATGTCTTATAAAAATTTAAAACCAAAAGCTAAAGAAGAAACAGCTTTAGAAAAATTATTTAAACAACCAACACTTGACGAAATGGTAGAAATGCACTTAAAATCACAAGAAAATAAGAAAAGACCTAGAATTTAATGGCTAATGCAGAAAAATATGATGGTAATTATAAAAAAATGGATTATACTTTTTATAAAATGTCAAATAAATTAGAAAAAAAAGAAAAAACTAAAGAAATTAGGAAAAATCTTAATGGCAAGCGAAGATACAAGGTCTAAATTAGAGTTACAACAAGGAACTGCACAGTATTGGCATATAGAATTAGAAAATGCTGATAAAACAGAAGAAGATTGGCGTAGAAGGTCAAGAAAAGTAGTAGAGCGTTACAGAGATGAACGTAATGTAGATGCTTATGGTGTAGGTGCAGAGAAAAAATTCAATATATTATGGGCAAATACAGAAACTTTAAAAGGTGCGTTATTTGCTAAAATGGCAAAACCTGATGTTAGAAGGCGTTTTCCTGATAATAATCCAGTAACTAAAGATATAGCAAGAGTTTTAGAAAGAACGCTTGATTATGCTAATGATGTTTATAATGCAAATAAACCTATAGAAGCAGCATTAGAAGATTATTTATTGCCAGGACGTGGTGTTGTATGGGTAGTATATGACCCAGTATTCGTTAAAGAAATGGTAGAAATAGAGCAAATTAATGAGTTTGGCGAAAGAGTTATTATAGAAATAGAAGAAGAAAGAGTAGCAGAACAAAGATGTTATTTTGACTATGTGCATTGGGAAGATTATAGAGAAAACCCAGCAAAAAGACCAGAAGATGTAAATTGGAAAGCTAGAAGGCATTTATGGACAAGAGATCAGCTAAAAGAAAAAGGTTTTTCTAGTGTTAACGATATACCATTAAATTGGTCGCCTGATACAGATGAAAATAATTATGAAGCAGAAGAAGTATTTAAAAGAGCAGAAATCTGGGAAATATGGGATAGAGTTAAAGAAAAAAGATATTATGTAGTTAAAGGGTACGATAAAGTTATTAGAGTAGATGATGATCCATATGAATTAGAAGGTTTTTATCCTACTCCAACACCAATGTTAGCTGTAAGAACTAATGATACAAGTGTTCCTATTCCTGAATTTACTTTGTATCAAGACCAAGCAGAAGAATTAGATAGAGTTACAAGTCGTATAAGTAATTTAATTGAAGGCTTAAAAAGACGTGGTGTTTATGATGCTTCTGTACCAGAATTATCACATTTAGCAAACGCTGGTGATAATGACTTTATACCATCAGAAAATTTCTCATTATTAGCACAAAAAGGTGGTCTAGCTGGTGTGTTTCAACAAGAAGATATTTCCCCAATAAGCATGGTATTACAAGGACTATATACACAAAGAACACAAATATTAGAAATAATATATGAAATTACAGGTATATCAGATTTATTAAGAGGTAACACAAAAGCAAGTGAAACTGCTACTGCACAGCAATTAAAAGCACAATTTGGCAGTATGCGTATGCGAAAAAGACAAGAAGAAATAGAAAGATACATTAGAGATTTATTTAGAATTAAAGCAGAAATAGTAGCAGAACATTACGAACCAGAAATGCTACAGGCTATTACAGGTATAGAAGTTACTCCTGAAATGGTACAAATTATGCGAGATGATAAATTAAGAGCGTATAATATTGATGTTGAAACAGATTCTACTGTATTTGCTGATGAAAATGCAGAAAAACAAACAAGAATAGAGTTTTTACAAACTATGGGTTCTTATTTAGAAAAAGCTATAGCAATATCTAATGCTAATCCTTTGTTAACACCTATTGCCTTTCAATCTTTAAGGTTTTTAGTTGGTGCATGGAAAGTCGGTAGAGATTTTGAAGAAGTAATTGATCAAACAGAACAAAGCATCATGCAACAAATGCAACAACAAATGCAAGCACCACCACAACCTAGTGAAAATGAAAAAATAACACAAGCTAAGATACAAGGTGAGTTAATGCGTGAAAAAATGAAACAAGAAGGTAAATTAGCTGATATTCAAGCAAAATCAGGCGCAGAAATGACTAAAATTCAATCTCAAGCAGAACTTTCAAGAGAAAGAAACGCTTTAAAAGAAGATTTAGCTTTATTAAATACAGACGTTAAATTAGCAGAAAAGGCTATGGAATGAGTTATTTAAAAAACTATGATACTATAGATTGGTCAGGTGGCAAAGAATACCAAAAGAATAAAAACGCTAGGCGTGGTAAATCTTTGCAAGTTATGTCTGATATACAAGAGTTTGTGAGCCCTATAGACAAATCTGTTATAAGTAGCAGGTCTGGACTAAAGGCACATGAAAGACGACATAAGGTTCGTCAAATAGGAAACGATTGGGCAGGAACAGCACGCACAAGTAGTGCTAAACCTACTAATTGGCAACAATAAGTTCGGAAAGGAACTAACATGGAAGAAGTAAGCACTCCTGAAGTACAGGAATCAGCAGAAGCTCCAATGAGTCTTGATGCTGTTTTAGAAAGTTCTATCGGCAACACTTTAGACTCCGTTAATGAAGTAGAAGAAGCTCCAGTAGAAGATGCTGAACAAGTTTCTAAAGAATCATTAACAGTACCAGAACAACAAGAAACTTCTCCTGAAAAAGAAGAAGATGACTCTGACGACTTGGATCAGTTAGCTACTGCACAAGAAGATGACCAATCAGATTCGGAAAATTCAGAAGAAAACCCTGACAATTTAGAAGCAACTGAAAATTCTACGGAATCCAAACTAGAAGCTCCTAAAAATTGGACAGCAGATGTAAAAAAGGTGTTTGATACTTTACCAGCAGAATCACAAGAGTTTATGATAAAGCGTGATAAAGAAATGACATCTGATTACACCAAAAAGACACAGGAATTAGCGGAACAACGCAAAAATATTGAAGCATTAGATAAAGTTCTACAACCAGCACGTCAAGCTATTAATGCAACAGGGATAGGAGAAGCAGAATATATATCTCGATTACTTAATGCAGACAACGCCTTGAGAACTAATCCAAAAATGGCACTTCGACAACTTGCACAAGGTTACGGAATTGATTTGTCTACCATGAACGAAGAGAGTGAGTCTTGGAATGATCCAGACCCACAATACGCCCAATTAATGCAACAAAACCAACAAATTATGCAAGAGCTTAATAATTTTAAACAACAAAATATACAAAGCACAGTTGCACAAACAGAACAAACAGTAGAGCAATTTTCTAATAAAACTAATGCTGAAGGCAAATTAATGCACCCACATTTTGACAAAGTAAGAGTTAAAATGGGTAATTTAATAGATGCTGGTGAAGCAAAAGGTTTAGATGATGCATATAGTAAAGCTGTAAGGTTAGATGATGACCTTTATGCAGAAGCTATTAAAACATCTAAATTATCAGTTAAAAAACAAGAAGATAGCAAAAGGAAAGCAGCAGTAGAAAAAGCTAGAAAAGTAAAACCTTCTGGTTCTGCAAATCCACCTAAAGGTTCTGTAGTAGCTAGTGATTTAGATAGTTTGTTAATGACAAATATTGAAGGAGCAGGATTTAGTGGTTAAATTGTATGGGTATAATTTTTTAATTAGGAAATAGATAATGGCATCTCCAAATAGTACATTTACAGAGATTGTTACTACCACTCTTGCTAATTACAGCAGGACAATGGCAGATAACATAACCAACAATAACGCCTTACTTAAATCAATAAGTGAAAAAGGCAACAAAATTGTAGCAGGTGGTCGTACAATAGTGCAAGAACTAGAATATGCACAAAATGGTACAGCTAAATGGTACAGTGGTTACGAAGTATTAGATACTTCAACAAGTAACACATTTACAGCAGCAGAATTTAATTATAAACAGCTTGCAGGTAATGTAGTTATATCTGGACTAGAGCAAGTAGAAAATTCTGGTAAAGAGCAAGTATTTAACCTTCTAAAATCAAGAGTAAGAAATCTTGAAAAAACACTTAAAAATACTATGGCAACTTCTCTCTATGCAAATGGAACAGGAACAAATGGTAAAGATTTAGGTGGTTTAGGTTTATTAGTAGCTGATACTCCAACTAATACAGTTGGTGGTATTGATGCAAATACTTATTCTTTCTGGCAAAATCAAGTTTATGATTTTACAACTTCTTCAGCAGGTGGTGCAGTAGCATCAGCAACTAATATACAATCAGGCATGAACTCCGCTTGGTTATTAGCAATTAGAGGTGCAGATAAACCAGATTGTATCGTAGCAGACAGCACATATTTCCAATTCTATTGGGCTTCTCTGCAAACTAATCAAAGATTTACTTCTGATGATAGCGCAAGTGCAGGATTTATGAACTTAATGTTTATGAATGCACCTGTGTATTATGATGATCAATGTCCATCAGCTCATATGTATATGCTGAACACTGATTATCTATTCCTTCGTCCAGCTAAAGGTAGAGAGTTTACTCCTTTAGGGGAAAAGGCTTCTGTAAATCAAGACGCAATGGTGTTGCCAGTAGTTTGGGCAGGAAATATGACCTGTTCTAACCGTGCAAGACAAGTTGTTCTTAAAAACTAATAGAGAGGATTAAATAATATGTCTTATATTATAGGAATGGACATAAGCGAAGTAAGTGATACTCCAACACATAATCTTGGTCAAAAAGGTATGAATGATGATGGTAATACTTACAAATATGTTCAATATGATACAGGTGCAGGAAGTGTTGCAGCAGTAAGTGGCTATGTAGCTTATTACTATGCACCATCTGGTGCATCTGCTGGTGCAGTAAATGTTTGCACTAGCGATTTATCGGACTCAAATGAAATGGGTGCTGGTGTTATGCAATCTGCTCCAACAGACGGACAATACTGTTGGATTCAGATAGGCGGAACAACAACACTAACTATTGCTTTAACAGCAGGTGCTGATGGTGATCCACTAACAGCAACAGGTGCAACTGATGGTACATTAGATGTAACAGCAGCAGCAACTTCTCCTGTTTGTGCCTATGCAATAGACGCATCAGCTAAAATTATAGCGTGCGCCTTTCCTGGGTAATTAACTAAGGTAGGGGGATTAATTTCCCCCTACTACTTAAAAGGAGAATGAAATGTCAGCAACATCTAATTTAAGAGCAACTTTTTATAAAGATGAAAACAAAAATGATTTAGTTAAAATTTCATTAATAGGCGACCCAAATACAGTAATTCTTGATGTAAAAAACAATGGGGATCAATTAAAGAAAGATTTTCCAATACAATGGGCAGAATATTATAAAAATACAAAAAAAATTAAACAAAAAGAAACAGATTTAAATGTGTTAGAATGCATGACAAGTAATAAAATAAAAGCGTTAGAATTAGAAGGTATTACTTCTGTAGAGCAGTTATCTGAATTATCAGATGGTGCGTGTCATGGATTAGGTAAAGGCACACTAGATTATAGAAAAGAAGCAAAGGCTTTTATGATGGAAAAACATAATATTAAACCATTACAAGTGGTGGGCTCATGACATTATTAACAATATGCCAAGATGCTGCAAATGAAGTAGGAGTACCATCTCCTAATGCTGTAGTTGGATCAACAGACACAACAGTTATACAATTATTAGCCGCAGCCAATCGAGAAGGTAAAAATTTAGTATCTGGTTATGATTGGGAAATATTAGTAAAAGAAGAAAACCACACAGCTATAGCAGCCGAAAGTCAAGGAGCTATGACTACTATTGCAGCAGATTTTGAAAGATTTAGCAATAATACTATGTGGAATAGGACTACAGATAGAAAGTTTTATGGACCATTAAATAATTCAGAATGGCAAACATTAAAAGGTTCTGTACAAAGTGGCATAACAAATTATTTTAGAATTAGAGGAGGTTTATTATTAATAAATCCAGTTCCAACTGTAGGTAATTCTATTGTTTTTGAATACATATCTAAATATTGGGTAGATACAACAGGTAATGGTGAAGCTAATGCAGAAAAATTTACAGGTGATAGTAATACTACAGTATTAGATGAAGATATAATAACATTAGGTGTTATATGGAGATTTTTAAAACAAAAAGGTTTGCCTTATGATAACCAATTACAAGAATATCAATTAAAAATATTTGAAAAACAAGCTAAAGATGGTGCTAAGTCTATTCTTAGAATGTCTGGTAATACAAGATTATTTTTACCAGTTAATGAGCCAGAAGGGAACTTTACACTATGAGATATAATTATGGCAAACCAAAACCTAAGCCAAAACCTAAACCTAAACCAAAGCCTAAAAGGAATTATTAATGGCTAATTGGTATGATGATTTATTAGATGGAGCTTCTAATTTAGCAAGTAAAGCTAGTTTTGATAATGTGTTTGGGGAAACACCTGAATCTGGTAGTCTTATGGATATAGGGCAATCTTTATTAAATCCAAACTATGATCCAGAAAAATCGCTTTTTAGAAGGGTTATAGAAGATGGTCCTCCGCCTAGTATATCAGATATTAGTGCAGCTTTAAAAAAAGACCCTAATGTAGATATAGACACAATACCTTCAACTGTTCCTAACCCTGTAGATAGAACAAATGAACCAGACCCAGAACCTTTTGTTCCTTCAGAGTACACTATGAGAATGCCAGCAAAAATGTCAATGGACATTGCAGGAGTACCAAGAAAAAGAGAAGTAGGTATGGTCGGCGGTAAACCAAGAATGCAATTAAATGCTAATACAGAAGAAGAAGAAGAAATGGCAAGATTAGTACAATATTTAAGGAATAGAGGGTAAATGGCATTTCAACCAACAGGAGAAAGTACAACAGTTCCAGCACCTATCGGTGGTCTAAATACTAGAGATGCACCTGATATGATGGAACAATCTGACGCAATACGTTTAGATAACTTTTTTCCAGGTAGTACAGATGTATCATTAAGAAATGGTTATACAAGCCATGCAACAGGATTACCTAGTACAGTACAATCATTGATGGCGTATTCTTCTGGTGCAACTAATAAATTATTTGCAGCAAGTGGTGCTAATATTTATGATGTTACAAGTGCAGGGGGTGTAGGCTCACCACAAGTTACATCATTAAGTAATGCACAATTTCAACATGTTAACTTTACAATATCTGGTGGTGGATTCTTATTTATAGTAAATGGAGCAGATGCACCTAGACATTACAATGGTAGTACATGGGCAACACCATCATTAAGTGGTGTTACTGGTTCTACAATTAATAATGTTACAGTATTTAAAGAAAGATTATTTTTCTGTATTAATAATTCATTAAGTTTTGGATATTTACCAATTAATAATGTAGCTGGTACTGTATCTACTTTTAATTTAGGTAGTGTTTTTAACATGGGAGGTTTTATACAATCTATAGGGCAATGGACTAGAGATGGTGGTTCTGGTCCTGATGATTATATTGTGTTTATAACTAATCATGGAGAAGCAGCAATATACTCTGGTTCAGACCCAGCAGATGCTACAAAATGGAGTTTAGTTGGTACATTTAAATTACCTAGACCAATAGGAAAAAGATGTTTTATTAATATTAATTCTGACCTTATTCTCATATCAGAACAAGGTTTTATGCCTTTATCACAAACATTAGTTACTGGAGAAAACGCTCCAGCAAAAGCTATATCTGATAAAATAAGTGGTAGTATATCGCAATCTGTTAATAGTTTTGCAGGAACTTTTGGTTGGCAAGCTATTATATATCCTAAAGGACAATATGGTTTATTTAATGTTCCTACATCTACAGTTGGGGATTTTGACCAATATGTTGTAAATGTAAGTACAGGCGCATGGGGTAGATTTACAGGGCAAAATGCGTATTGTTGGGAATTATTAAACGGAGAGCTGTATTTTGGTGAAAACACTAAAGTATTTAAAGCAGATGATGGCGATAGTGATAATAATGCAGCAATACAAGGAGATGCTAAAACAGCCTTTATATATTATGGTGGCAGAGGTTCTCCAAAAAGATTTACGTTAATTAGACCAGTTATGGGTAGTAATGCTGATTTACCAGTTAGTATTGGTTTTGATGTAGACTTTAATGATGGTACAAGTGTATATACTCCTAGTTCTGCTACTACTACAGGTTCAGAATGGGACACAGCAACATGGGATACTGCTACATGGGGTGGTACAGTACAAACACAAAAAGTATGGAGAAGTGTTGCCGATATTGGCTGGAATGCAGCCATTAGAATACGAACAAGTACAACTGCCCAATCTATTAAATGGCACGCAACAGATGTATATTTTGAAAGAGGACGTGGTTTATAATGTATATAACAGATAAAATATGGGAACAGCTTTTACCATCTATTAATTTTGGGGAAGAATTTGTTACTCGTAATGATTTAGAAGAAGGTATAAAAAAAGGTAAATATAAATTATTTAAAAATAATGATAGTTCTGCTATTACTGCTAACTCTAATAAAACTATAACAATAGGATTAGCAGGAGGAAAATTACCATCATTAATAAAAATAGCAGAAAAAGTTGAAAATTATGCAAAAAACCGACACTATGATAATATTAAAATAATAGGGCGTAGTGGTTGGGAAAAAGTTTTAAATGGATATAAAAAAGAAAAAGTAATTTTAAAAAAGGAGATATAATGTCAAATTTTGTCGGTAGTATATTTAGCCCACCAAGTGCACCACCAGCTCCAGATTATGCAGGAGCAGCGACAGCACAAGGTGCAGCTAATGTAGAAACAGCACGATTAGAAGGTCGTATGAATAGACCTGATGTTTTTACGCCTTATGACCAAACTACAGTTACAGATTTAGGTAACGATAGATTTCAAATGGATTATACTTTGCGACCTGAATATGAAACGCAAAGACAAAAACAAGCAGCAATAGGTGGACAATATTTAGATGTAGCAGGACAAAGATTAGGAGAATTACCTTCTGGACAATTTGATTTAGGAAGTTTACCTACTTTTCAAGGTGCAGTAGATAGAACAAGTTTTACTCCTTTAGCAAGTACAGATGATTTATCTAATTATGCACAAAGAAGTGAAGATGCATATTACAATAGAGCTATAAATCGTTTACAACCTTCTATGGATATGCAAAGAACAGCATTACATACAGATTTAATTAATTCAGGATTACCAGTAGGTTCAGATGCTTATAACAATTCTATGGCTCAACTAGGTCTACAGCAAAACGACCAATTACAAGGATTAGCACAAGCGTCTATTGCAGAAGGTCAACGTATGCGTCAAGGATTGGCTGGCGAAGCACAATCTATGCGTCAATCACAATTAGCAGAAGCAAGCATGATAAGAGAAATGCAAAACCAAGCAAGAGCACAAAGTTTAGCAGATACGTTATTAGAAAGACGTTTACCAATGGAAGAACTTGCAACATTAACAGGATCACCAAGTATTGGTTCTGCTGGTTTAGGTACTGCAACTACTGGATTAAATGTTCCAGGATCAAGTATTGCACCTCCACCAATATTTGCAGCTACACAAGCTCAAGGAGCATCAGATGCTAATAGATACGCAACAAATATGCAAGGCTATGGTGCTACAATGAACGCTTTAGGTAATATAGCAGGAGGATTTGCGGCAGCATCTGATAAAACCTTAAAAGAAAACATAGTTAAAGTAGGACAATCCCCATCAGGATTTAATATTTATGAGTGGAATTACTTATGGAGTCCAGAACGCTTTAGAGGTGTAATAGCCCAAGAAGTACAGAAAATTAAACCAAAAGCTGTATTATCTAATATTTTTGGTCATTTAATGGTGGATTATAGTAAACTTGATGTAAATATGGAAAGAATCTAATGGCAGTAAATAAAGCACCAGTCAGACAACAGTCCTATTTAACAGAATATGATAAACAAATGGCTCAATATTTACGTCAAATGGGAGGAAGTATTGGTGCTCAAGATATAGCAGCAGAAGCCTATGGTGGTAAATTCCCAGTAGGAACTATGACAGCTAAAATACTAAGTGGTGTATTAGCAGGAGCATCTGATAGAAGGGCTGCAAATAGAATAAAACAATCTAATGCTGCTCAAGTTGCTTTATTAAGAGGTGCTCAAGAATACTCTGAACCATTACCTACAGAATTTGAAGGTGCAGGAAAATTCACAGACGCACAAGGAACTTATACACAAGAATTAGCTCCTGTGTATCAAGGCATACCACAAGACGCAAATAAAGCAGCATTTGACGCTAGAATGTTAAAAGAGCAATACCCAGAAGGAGTTTTAGCATCAGGTGTTCAACCCCCAGGAAAAGTAGATGTTGCTATGGTAGAAGGACCAAAATCAGAATTTGAAACAACAGGAGCAGCGTATAGCCAACCAGAAATAACTGAAGAATTTGCAACACAGCAAAATATAACTCCTTATGCAGAACCAGAAAGAAAGCAATTATACCCACAAGAAACAGTACAAGGAATAACTGTAGAAGGAACATCTGAAAAACCAAATTGGTTTGATAGAATATTTAAAGGCGAAGTTAGTCCAACAACAGCAAAAAATCAAGATGAGTTAGCTATACTAGCAGGGTATGATCCATTAGAATATAGAATATATCAAAACGAAATAAATAAAGTAAAAACAGGAGAAGAAAAATTTGAAACTTCTTTTGTAGCAAATATTTATAATCAAAACGGAGAATCTGGTGTAGGAAGAATTTCAGAAAAAACAATAAAATTAGCTAATGGAACAGTAAAAAAAATAGCTACAATATATGATGCAAATACAAATAATTATATTCCAATAGGACCTGGTTTTAATTATTCTAAAATAACAGATAAAAAAAATGAAATAAAACCAAGATATTTTGTTTATAATGGAGAGGTTGATATTAAATATAAAGATACAGATGGTAAAATTAAAATTTTAAAACCTAATGATAATTTTAGAATTGAAGGACTTAATTCTCCTCAAGCATTAATAAAATTATCCCAAACTCAAAATGCAGAAGAAAAAAAATTAGTTGGTGATAGAGGTTTTGCTTCCAGACCTTTAGTAGATATGGATAATCCAGGTATAATAGTAGCATCTATTAATGGAATTGTTGGCGGTACAGGGGATTATGAAGAAACATTAGTGATGAGAGAAAATTTTGATGTTCCTTATAAAGATAAAAATAATGTTGACCAAGTTTATACATATCAAGCAGGAGAATCTATTAACAAAAATGATGAAAGATTTATGCCTTTATTTAGTTTGTTACAAGAAACTACTGTAGGAGATATAACAACAATGCGTAAAGCTGGTTTTATATCAGCACCTAAATTATTAGAACAAAGAAGTGATTTATTACAACAAGGACAAGGTATAAATGCCTTAATCAATTATGTTACTACTATAGATCAATCATCTACAGGTATAAATAGAACTATTGATACAGTCAACTCTTGGTTTACATCAACATTTATGCCAGAAAAGCAGTTAGACGAAAATGAAGTTGCACTAAGAATAGCAAATGGACAATTATCTCGTTTAGGAGGAACACAAAGAGTAGATATTTTAGGTCCTGGCGTTATGACAGAATTTGATTTCTTGCGTCTGCAAGAAGCTCTAGGAGGAGAACCTACTTCAAAACAAAGTATTCAAGCATTTAAAAGAACTTTAAACCTTATATTAGAAGAAAAAATGGTAAAATATAATGATTCTATAAAAGTTTATGATGCACAAAGAACAAATTTTGGAGATGCAAGAGCTAAAGTTATACCTCCAATAAATTTTGAAATTAAAGAGTATAAATCATTTTTTGAACCTTCTGATTACCCGAGTTGGAATACAGGAATGATAAAAAGAATGGAAAAAGGGGATTCTATGTTTAACAATTTAATAACTGTCCAAAAAACATTGGGAGTAAATGCTAAAGATGAAGATTATTTAAAATTTTTTAACCCAAGGCAATGGAAAGAAATTAAAGCTAGATTAAGATTATTAGGAATAAAAGGAATATAATAACAATGGAAGATTTATCAAAGTATGTTGATGAAAATAAAAAAGAAAGCGGTTTTTATTACGATAAAGGTAAAGCAGGTGTAAGTTTTCCTTATCCTAATTTAGGAGGTGGTTTTGGACAAGCAGATTTTAATATAGACTTAAATCTTACTGGAGAAAGAGCAAAAGGAGATTTAAGAACTTCTGCACAAGGCATAACTTTAGGAAAAAGTGATGAAGCAGAAGCATTAATTAGGTCAGCTTTTGGAGGTAGACCTTATAATGAAATTCAAAATCAAATAAGAACAGATATAGATAAATTTACAACACAATACCCCAAAGCAGCATTAACCAATGAAATTGTAGGCTCTATGTTGACTGCAAAATATGGTTTAGGTAAAAATGTTGTTAATACAATGCTTAAAATGGGTGGTTTAGGGGCATTGTATTCAGCAGGTAAAGCTGATCCTTCAAAAAATAACCCAGACATATCATTTAAAGAAGCAACAATAGAGAGAGTAAAAGAAGGAGCAACAGGAGGAGCTATATCAGCAGTTTTAGGGGGAGTGTTTAAAGGAATATTTAGCCCTAGAGAATTAGCAAATGAATTAATAAAAAAAGGTATTAATCCTAGCCCTTTACAAATGATTGGCGTGCAAACAAAAGGTATGGAAGAAGCTATAGCAAAAATACCTGTAATAGGTTCAGGAGCAAAAAATGCTATAAAAGACGCTTATCAATCTTTTAATTCAGGTGTAGGAAATGAAATTAATGGTTATATAAAAAGAATAATTAATAAACCTTTAAAAAATATAATTACTAAAAAAGATAAAGGAAATCAAGTATTTAAAAAAGTTAGTAATAATATAGATAATGCTTATACAGAAGTTTTAAAACCTTTAGTTATAAGAAATCAAAAATCATTTATACAAGGCATAGGAAAAATTTTAGATGATAACGCTGGATTTTTAGGAGATAATCCACAAATACAAAGAAAAATAATAAAAGATATTTTAACGCAATTAAATAGCAGGTTTAAAAATGGGGTTTTGTCTAAAGATGCTCTTAAAAGAGCACATTCTTCTATAAGAACAATAGGAAGAAAAGCAGAAAAATCATCTATTATTCCCCCAGAAATAGCTAGTTTTTATAAACAATTAGATAATTATATAACAGCAAATATTAAAAAGTTTAATAAACCAGAAGATGTTATGAAATATCGGTTATTAGATAAAATATATCCAAATTTTTTAACATACAAAAATGCGACTATAAAAGCATTGCCTTATTCAGATGATTTAGGAATTAGGGTTACAGAAAAAGGTAAAAGTATTGCAATTCCTACTATTGGGACTGTAACACCAACTGATTTACTTACATCAGGAATAAAAATAGCATCTGATTCAGGTAGAACAACAAGTGTTGCAAAAGGACAATTTCCTTTTAGTCGTACTTCTGCTACTGGAGAAGAAGTTATAGGAAGTGGTAGGTCTGCTACTGATTTACTTCCTTATTATGTAGTAGGAGGACCTGCTATGGCAGGAGGGTTATATAACGAATATAACCAACCAGGCACGCAATCAGGAACTATAGCAGCAGGATTAGGGGCAGCTTCTTATATGACTCCCTGGGGAAGAGCTATGCTTTCTCAATCTTTAAGAAAAAGAATACCAGAAAAATTAAGCCCTTATTTAGGAGAAAAATTAGAAAGTTCTAGATTAGGAACAGCACTTAAAAATTTTGTAGGAATGTAGAAATTAGTGGAAATTAATATAATTATAAGTAGTATTAAAAACAAGAATAAACAAAGGAGAGTATAATGGGTTGGTCAGGTGATACATTTACAAGAACAAATGGTACACATACAGGAACATCAGTTTGGCAACAAGATAGAGATGCTGGAACAAAGATTGTTGCTGATAGGCATGATACTAATGATAATGACTTAGCAACAGGTATTAATACTTGTATAAATAAAACAGGTGCAAATGCTTTTACAGGTAATGCTAATCTAGGAAGTCAAAAGATAGTATCTTTAGCAGATGGTACAGCACATACAGATGGCGTTAATGCAGGACAGATACAAGATGGTGGTTTAGTATTTCAAGCTAACGATACAGGTTCAGCTAATACATATGCTATAGCATTATCACCAGCAGTAACAGCTTACGTTGCAGGACAAGAATTTAACTTTAAAGCAGGCAACGCAAGTTCAGGTGCATCTACATTAAATGTTAATGGTTTGGGTGCTAAAAACATTAAAAAAAGAAATGACCAAGCTATTGCAGCAGGTGATATTGAAGAAGATGCAATAATTAAAGTTCTGTATGATGGAACAAGTTTCCAAATGATTTCACAATTAGGTACAAGTGCTGGTAGCATGACATCATTTACGTTAACAGGTGATAGTGGTTCTAATCAAACAATAGCTGATTCTAACACAATGGACGTGGCAGGTGGAACAGGTATAGATACAGTAGTAGGAGCAACGGATACTGTAACTGTAAACATAGATTCAACAGTAGCTACTAGAAATACAAATAATACATGGACAGCAGCACAACAAGGAAGAACATTTACAGGAAACATTACTGGTTCTACAACTTTAGACCTTACATACCAAAACTTTATAGTAACTGCGACAGGCAATTTTACACTAGCTAACCCTAGTACAGAAGTTGCAGGACAATCAGGAGTTATTGTGTTAATACAAGATGGTACTGGTAGTAGAACAATATCATTAGGAACAGATTATGAAACTGCTGGAGGAGCTGGGTTGACAATATCAACAGGAGCAAATGCAGTAGATATTATTCCATACTTTGTAAAAGCAGCAGGGTCAATACAATTAGGTGCGCCACAACTAGCGTTTGCATAAAGGAAAAATAGATGTTTAATAATGAATTATGGCAAAAACCAGCAGGTGGAGCAGGTGGTGCTAATTTCTATACACATCAAATAGCTAATAGTGTTCGTATACCAGCAACCAGTAGCACATCAGCAAACAATGGTAGATTAACAAAAACATTTGGTACTGTTGATTCTAGTGTACATTGGACTTTAAACTTCTGGATTAAAAGGTCAGCAATAGAAGGAACTAATCCAGTTACAAGTGCTAGACC